ATTATTGTTTGACTGACAACATATAATTATACCAAAATAGCATAGAAATCGCAGAATTCTGATAAATACTTTCAATGCAACATTGTGTTCATTCTGGGATCATTATATGAGTAAATACAGCGATTTTATCACCAGCGTTCATTATCTTTACGACAGATACTATAATTCATGGGATCTAAGTTATAGAAGTTACACTGGATCAGAAGAGTTCAAAAAAGGTCGATACCTTAAAATGTATGACGAAGACCGTCAAACAGGCTCAGAAGTAATCAAAACATACACTATTGACGAATTCGGCAATACAACCAGCACCAGCAAAGGCAAAATCACCACAAACACTGGACCTTTCAACAGAAGAGATGCTCTCACAGGCAACGATCCTACAGAAGGTTCATACTATTTAGAAAAAATAGAAAATGTGGGATTCTTTAACTATGTTAAACTGATTGTGAATGAATACAATAGTCTATTATTCAAAAACCCACCTCACAGAATACTACCAGAAACTGAACAGATGGCTATGTTTAAAGAAAATTGTGATGGCGAAGGCAATTCACTTTCAGAATTCTTCAGTATGGTAGACACATATGTAAGCATATTCGGTGTGAGCTGGCTCAGTGTGATCAAACCACAAGGTGCTGAACTACCAAGATTTCAAATACACAAACCTATCGATGTGACAAACTGGGAATTCGGATACGATTCAAATGGTGACCAAGTGTTGAAAAAACTGTTGATCAAAATAGCAGAAGACGAAAATCAAACGGTGTATAGATACTTCACACCAGAAACAATCGAAACTGTGTTCTTCTCAGAAAACGAAGAATACGAACCACCTTACATAGAAGGTGTAGAAATGATTGAAGAAGAAGAAGGTATGTATAGAATAGTTCAACCAAACGAGTTGGGCAAAATACCTGTATTTCCAATATATCAAGGCATTAAAACATATCCAGGTATAGGCAGTTCGCCAGCAATGGATGCGTCAATCATAATGAGAGAAGTGTATAATCTAAATGCTGATGTGTATAGCAGTGTGCAATATGGCATACACCCCACATTGGTAATTGACCAAGACACAGATGATCTAAATGATGGCGAAATAGGTGCATCACCAGGTAGCATAGTGAGAGTAGCAAGTGGCTTACAAGGCGAAACCAATTACACATATGAATTTAGACAACCAGATACCAGCAGTCTTAGAGAAATATCAGATCTAATAGACAACAAAATTGAAAAAATGCTGGAGACTTGCATGATCAGAAGCGATGAATTGATCAGAGCAAGCACAAGTGCCGCAATGGTAGAACAATTAGATACCAAACTGCAGGCATTCATCAGAAAGAAAGCAGTTCAAATGGAAAATGCTGAAAAAAGAGCATTTGACCTATATTTCGAATGGACAGGAGAAACACCATTCTTTGAAATAAGTTATAGCAGACAATACAACAGCAGAGCAATAGAGCACGAATTAAAAGAACTCAACATGCTGATGGATGTGTATGATAGAATGTATATGAACACTATCCCATTCACAGCAAAACATTTTGACTCTGCAGAACAAGCCCAAGCAGAAGCACGAAGATTGGGCGGAACAGGTTTCCACGCACATGAATTAGAGGATGGCAGAATAGTTTATATGCCATTCCAAACACACGACGAATATGAAGTTTATCTAGAGGCACAACAACCAGGCTTTGATTACGAAGAAAATCTCAGCATAGTTGAAGGTAGCCCACGAGAACAAATGCGTGACAGATTACGCGAAAGATTACAGCAATTATTGAGTCAATCAACAACAGCAAACGGTCTTTGAATATCTGGATTAACGAATACTTCTGTCGATAATTAGAAGGAGAAATAATGTCGGAAGACAATACAAATACAGCAGTTGACGCTGGTGAAAGTCAATCAGTTACAGAGACTGAAAACCATGAAACGGATACTATCTCTGTTGATAACGATGCAACACCAATTGTTGAGATTCGTGAGGGGAAAACATTTATTGATGGCAATCGTGTCTTTACCAAAGCGGAAAAAGACGCAATAGCAAAAGTGGCTAGCAGAGAAACAGAAGCACAAATTCTCAAAGAATTAGGTGTGGATAGTCTTCAAAGTGTAAAGCAGGTTGTAAGACAATTACAGACCGCAAATATAGACGGAGAAGGCGAAAGCAGTTTAGATGTAAATGCGTTAAAAAATGCTGTAGCCAAAAAAGAACAAACCGTAGCAGAACTCAAAGCAGAACTGGAAGCGGTGAAAAGTCAATATGTGTTGGACAATCACATCAGTCGATTGAAAAGCAATATGCCTACCAATTGGACTGAATCTCAAAAAGATAGTGTGGTGAAACTGATGAGAGCAGACAACATGTTTAGAGTAGAAGGTCAAAGTTTTCACATTGTGGATAACGAAGACTTCTTAACATTAGATGACGGCACTCCAGATTACAACAACGCCGTGAGAACGGTGGGTAATAGATTAGGATTACCATTCAGCAAAACAGGTGTAGCAACGGTAGATACACAAAGCAAACCAGTTGATAACAGAGATGCTTCAACTAAAGCAATCAACGAGGACAGGTTAAAATCTGATAATCGTTATAGAGATGCATATGTTGCTTTGCGTAGAACAAAAATGAATTTAGACAGATCTCAAATCACAAACAAAATGATTGAAGATCATATGGCTAAATCACAAGTAGGATCATTCGGTTCAAGACAACTGGGTGTTCCCAAAAGATAACAACATAGTATAGTTAAAAAAATAAGGAGAAAACTATGGCTACAACAAGTAGTGGAATTTCCGATCTTTACACAAATGTGGTTCAAGACCTCGTGCCGTTTTATGATGCGGCAGTATTGTTACCAAATCCAGCATTGATCGTAAATTCATTTAATATCAGTTCAAGCGCCGGTGATACCATCCAGGTGCCTTTAACTGACGCATGGACAGCGGCTAATAGTAGCATCGCTGAACAAGCAGACATCCTAGACGCTAATGTAAGTAATGCAGACAAGAGCTTTACAACAAGTTCAGTTACATTACAAGCAAAGAAAAGAGCGGCTGGAACATATGTCACAGAAGAATCATTAGAAGATGGACAATTTTCTGTGGTTCAACAAGGCGTTACAACTAGATTATCTAGAAGTATTGCTCAAGCAACAGACCAAGCAGGTTTCAAAGTTATGCTTAATAACACAGAAACAGCACCAACTAACGGTAATGTGTTAGTAGGAACAGGTGCTAATGTTGAGTTGGTTAACCAATCAACTATTAACGGTGGTGCAAACGGTAACATTGATCTTAATGTTGTATTTTCAAACGAAGCGATGACATACATGGACAAAAGATTACCTACAGTTAAAGTTCAGGATGATGTTCAATATGACAGATATATCTTCACTGGTTCAGTTAGAAATGGCTTTGCTCAGTTAAGACCTGGCTTTATCAAAGCAGTTGCGTCATTGAATGGTATCGGTGCTAACGCAAGTTTAACATGTTCGCTAAATGACTTTGCAATCGCGGTGGCCAAACTTCGCGATGCGTCTGCTCCTGCAGATTCATCTGGGTTCTACTATGCGGCTGTGACACCTGGCTGTGAATTATCATTGGCTGGTGAATTAGCAGGATTTGGAACTTTAAATACAAGCACAATCGGTTCATTAAGTGACATCGGTAATAGAGTTTTACTAGAAAGCATCATATCAGAAGGCTTAGGAATTCGTTGGGTGCGAAGCAACAATCTAGTAGAGAATGTTACAAACACCATTTAATGGGAGTATAAACTGATGGCATTTCAAAGAGACGGCAGTAATAATGTGATAGCATTTGCAGAAGCAGAAGATATCAGAAACTTGGATCAAAGATACTTTGAATCAAATGAGATTAAATTCGCTGATGCTGGCACAGCGGCAACAACATTAAACGAATATTTAGATATTCTATGCGAAAGAGCAACAGACAGAATTGTGACCAAGATGCAGACTTCCCCAGAATGGAATCAATATGTTGGAGCACAAAATCTGCAAAATACCAGTATTTTACCACCAGTCAATAAGAATTTGATTATAGGTAATTTACAGGATTGGACAGATATGTGTGTTGCGTATGTGTTAAAAGAATATCTATATCCTAAGATAGCAGACTTCGGCAACCCAGAAAGTAGCGAAGTTCAAAAGATCAACTTCTATGAAAGAAAGTTTTCGGACTTACTATCAGAAAAGTTAGCAGTTATCATATGGTATGACAGCGATAATGATGGCAACATCACTAGCGATGACGAAAGTGTAATGTTTAGAAAAAACCGCAGAACCAGAGGCAAAAGGTTTGTCACAAGGGTTAGATAATGACTATAAGAAGTGATTTATTAACACAACTTACCACTAATCTAGCAGGCACAAATGTGACTGTTAGCAGTGAATTACCATTCACAAGCAGTGGTGAAACATTGTATGCTAAAAACATGAAAGTTCTTTATGTAGATGAAGAGCAGATTGAACAGGATACACTACATCCAGTGTTAGATCGCAACAACATAGAAATTAACTTATCCACTGTTAATGCGTTTCTTCAAGTAGATGCTAAAAATCAATTATCGGATATTCAGACCATTATCAGTAATGTGCTGAGTGCTAAAAATGTTATCACAAACACCATAACCAGTGAGAGTGATTACACAACGGTGTTCAGTTTAGATAGTATTGTGTATGAGTTTGAATTTCGATTTGAAAAAATTGCTATTTAAAGGAGAACAAATATGGCAAGTGCAATAAATGTAGCAAGCGGTTCTCAGGCAATATTGACCTTAGGGAACACATCAGTATTAGCAACACCAGGTGCGGCTAATGGTATGGTGGTTCCTTTAGTGACTGACATGACGGTGGGTGTTAACACAAACACCGTTAGATACAGCACATTAGATAGTCCAGCAAGTAATGCTTTTACTACTACTAACGAGAATACAATTTCATTGAATATTCTATTAGACAATGATACATTCTTCGGTGCTAGTAATATAGCAAATGAAGTAGCAAACACTGGTATTTTGTCCACAAGTGTAAACAAAACTGAAGTTTACTTCAGTGTGGCTTTCCAAGGTAATGCTTCACCAGGCTATTATGTGTCAGGCACAGGGTTCATTAGTGGTTTATCCCCAAGTGCTTCAATCGACCAAGCCGTATGGCAAAGTCCGATGGAAATAGTTGTAAATGGAGAACTAACTAAAACTCAATTGTAGAGAAACCAATTATGACTCCCTCATTATTGGGGGAGTCACTTTATTAGGTGTATAATATGGAACAACAAGTAAGATTTATAGCATCAAAAGTATATGATGCTGAAGGTAATTGGAAAGGCAGACCAGATCACAAAGTCACTATCAATGGTGAATTGCATGATTGGCACAAACTGGTTAAAAAGTATGATATTGAAGTGCCTTCTCAATCAAAAACAAAAAAACAGGTAAATACAAATGCAGATATGGGACAAACACTCCGTCCAAGCCATACTGAAGAGCATGGAACAGGAGATAGCGAAGAGTAAGAACGAACTAAAATGTTTGTTATCAGACGCTGACAAAATTAACAACAGAATAGCATTCACATTGACGGCTATTCATCATTTAAAGTCTAGATTAGACGAGGATTTATAGATATGCAATTAAGCGATTTAGCAACACAACCAAAACTTATCAAAGTCACAATCACAGAACAAAATGTCGTAGAAAAATACGGAGATGAATTAGATTTCTTCGTGTGGGATAGACAACCTTTAGACATTTTCGCAAAACTCAGCACAATAACTGATGATTCACCTTTACAATACACTGATATGTTGAAAGACCTCATATTGGATAGTGAAGGCAAACCAGTTATGCAAGATGGCAAAATTCTACCATTAGATGTGCTCACAGAAGCAATCAAGTTGATTGGCGATAAGTTGGGAAAGTAACAAGCCATATCGTTGATGCAGATAATGCAGAAACACAATGGCTATTAATGATAGATGCATTGGCAAGAACATATCACAAATTGCCAAGCGAAGTATTAAGAACAGCAGACACATTTGACCTTATGGTGTTGGATGTAAGCAACACACACATGGTCATAGAAGACTGCAAAAAGAACAACAAACCATTACCACCTGAATTAACAAAAATGAGTCAGGACGATATGGTTAAAAGAATGGAGGAGGCAAGAAATGGCTCGTTTTACGGTAAATGATAGCGAAGTAAGAGCAATGTTCAAACAATTAGAAGAAATGCAATTCGAAGTTATGACTGATGCGGGCAGATATTTCAAAAAAATAACTCCAGTAGATAAAGGATACGCTCGAAGTAGGACTGATACAAAACATTTAAAAATATCAGCGAAGTATCCATATGCAGGTAGATTGGATGATGGATGGAGCAGACAAGCACCACAAGGTATGAGTGCTCCTACTGAAAAATACATAGATAAAGCAATCACCGAAGAAATTCGTAGGATAAACAGATAATGGCTAAGAACATTGAAGTAACATTAACGCTGGATACCAGTAAATTCAATAAAGGTATGGCTCGTGCTAGAACTCAAATGCAAGGGTTCAGCAAACAAGGTAATGTTGCCAAAGGATCAATAATAGGCTTAGCCGCAAGATTTGCACCATTAGCGGCAGGTATAGCAGGTGTAACAGCGGCATTTAAAGGACTTAGTGGCAGTATAGGAGCCGCAAGACAAATAGAAGACATCGGCGTGGTGTTAAGAAACATAGTAGGTGACGCTGAAGGTGGAGCAATGGCTCTACAACAAGTCAGAGACATAGCCACAGAATTACCATTTGCATTTGAAGAGATTGCCGGAGCAACTCCAGCATTAGCAACCGTGAGTGCAAACCTACAAGAATTAGAAGATAACACAAGATTAGCGGCTGACATAGCGGCTGTTACAGGACTAAGTTTCCAAGATGCGGCAAGTCAATTACAAAGAGCATTTAGTGGTGGCGCAGGTGCCGCAGACATGTTCAGAGAAAAAGGTGTGCTTGCTATGGCAGGTTTCGAAGCAGGCGCAAGTTATAGCATAGACGAAAC